CAGAATCACCTGAAACCACCGTACAGATCTGCAATGCCGTCCGACGTTTGATGCACGAACCCGAGTTGTATAGGCGACTAGCCCAGAATAGCCGCGCATTCGCCGTCGCGCATCACGACGTGCGAGATATCGCGGCCCAGTATGACGCGGTGTTCCAGGGCCTCCTGGCACCAGAAAGGACGGCCACTTATGAGCTTGCCAGCACAGAACAAGAGAACTGATCTCGTCACTCTCGGTTCGGCGAATATCTGGATCAACGGAATTGACGTAGGACACGTCAAGGGCAGCGTGATGTTCGCGTGCGAACGTCAATACGTGGACTTCAAGCCCGCCGGCAACTTGTCTCCGGTGAAGTATTTCCGGATTAACGAGCAATTCAAGATCACCTGTACTGCGGCTGAATTGCGTCTCTCTAACCTGAAGACGGCCATGGGTGTGACGACCTCTATCACGTCCAGCTTTGAGCCTTCCGGCGTCGATTCAAGCTTGTCGTTCACGGTCGATTCGGGCGAGAAGTGGGATAGCTTCACTTTTGGCGGATCGAAGACGCTCGACGACTTCCCGCTAAAACTGGAGCACACCCGACCCAACGGCAACAAGGTCGTGATCCTGCTCTACAGTGTCCAGTGCATCTCCAACATCGATTATGCCTTCCAGGAGGAAGAGATTTCGATGCAGACCCTGGAGTTCCAGGCACTGGCCGTCGCTGGCAGAGCGGTTGGGGACGAAGTCGGCATCATGTACGAACAGATCAGCTAACCAGTAGGAGTCAGAGTACCAACAAGGAACCGCCCCATGACTGAAACACATGGAACCGACGTTAACGAAACCATCAGTGTCAAAGGGTTGGATTTCAGTGCGCAGCTAACCATTGGTGCAGCAAAATGGTTAGAGAGAGCAACTGGGATGTCTATAGTGCAGTTTGGGAAAGAGCTGGCATCGCTCGAAGGTGCAACCTTCGATGTGACCAGGGTCTCTCAGGTTATGACGGCGCTGTATATAGCAAACCATCCTGGTATAGACCCGAACGAGGCTGAGGCCGCGGTCGATTCTCTGGGGTTCCCTGACATGATGGAAGTCCTCGGACGCGCCAGGGTTTGGGAGTTTGAACCAAAAAACTCCCCCCCGGCGTCGCCGACGGAGGCGCCGACGGAGGAATCGACTGGCCCGTCATCGAGTACCACCTGAGCCGACAGTTTGGCTGGACACCGCATGAAGTAGAACAGGTAACGCTCCAGCAGATGGAGCACTACCTGGCACAAAGCGATGCGTACCGAAGCACTTGGCCGGAACCCGACGTGACTTTGGAACTGCTGCGAAAGGCAGTCTTCGCCTTCTTTGGGGTCAAAGAGTCGCATCCGGAATTGTTGGACGAACAGATGCGTCGCGTGGCAAACCCGCAAGATGGGCAGGCTGCTAGTATGACGTCTGGCGTTAAAATGACTCTCGAGGAAGCTGACGCCTACATCGCAGCCGGAATGCCATCCCCGTTTACCGGGTGGCTGGAAGGGCATCGGAATGAACGCCGGCGACGTGAAAGTACGTCTAGTAGCGGACCTGAAGAGGTTTAGCGGGAACATGACCAAGGCCACGGGCTTAGTCCGTGGCTTTGCCAGCATTGGCAGCAAATCAGTCGGGTTGCTCACTCGGAGTCTGCGGTCACTTACCGGCCTCCCTGCGCTCGGAGTCGGCGCCATGTTTGCGGGGTCGGTAGCCCAGATTGCGAAGTTCCAAGAGCAAATGGGTTTCGTCTCGACGATGCTTGACGAGCAGTCGATGAAGCTCATGCCTCAATACGAGAAGGCTGTGAGGTCACTGGCAGTTCAGTTCGGTGAGGGCACAGAGACAATCAGTCGCGGTCTCTATCAGACATTGTCGGCGAGCATTGCCCCCGCGAAGGCGATTGACTTCCTAACCGTATCTATGAAAGCCGCCAAGGCCGGTATGACGGACACAGAGACGGCCGCGGATACACTATCCACAATGCTCAATGCCTATGGCTACAACGCCGAATATGCTGGCCTGATGAGCGATAGGCTGTTCGGGATTGTCAAACGAGGCAAGACCACATTCCCAGAACTTGCGTCCAGCTTGGGCAACGTAGCGTCCAGTGCGGCCCTTGTGGGCATGAATGTCGAAACAATGGGCGCGGCCCTTTCGACTATGACGCGTAGTGGATTGGCTACATCGGAGGCCGTAACTGCATTGAACCGACTCCTGGTCAGCTTTAATAAGCCTAAAGGCAAAGCGGTGTCGATTGCCGCACAGTTTGACGTTGAGATGAAGGCTGCCTCCGTGTCTGGCAATGGTCTCATAGAAGTAGTCAAGAAGTTCAGGAAGGCCTTCGATGAAGGGCGCATGACGAGCGAAGACTTGGCTCAGATTGTTACCCGTGAAACAGGCTATAAGGCCCTATCCATCCTGATCCAACACGTGACAGAGGTTGAGAGGGATTATGCCGAGATGATGAACTCTGTGGGGTCGACGGAGGAACAGGCTGCGAAGGCGACAGCCAACCTCATGCACCGACTTCGCCAGATGTGGCAGTTGTTGATCGCCATATCCAGGACAGCTATTGAGCCGTTCGCGGATGACCTCGCAGACCTTAGCGACTACATCGTTGCGAACCGTGAAGAGATAACGGCTTGGGTCGGCAGTGTGTCATCGGCGTTGCGTCGAGTTGGGGCGCTGGTAAGCGGAAACTTCACCCAGGACATCAACACGGCGTTCGCGACGATCAAGGAGATAGCGATCACAACCGGTAAGGCTATCTTGATCACTATGGAAGAGACATTCAAGTTCATCGGACGGAACCTCGTTCCATGGATATGGGATGGTATCACAAGTGCTGGCCTTAGTTTGGGTGGGTTAAGAAAACGCATCATTGAGGGACTGGCGACTTCGGCTGTGAAGGAGGACATCATCGATGAGTGGAAGGATATGGTGCCGAAACTGCAGCGACAGAGATACGTGGAGGCTGGGGGCAAATTTGACTATGAGACCACAGAACAAAAGGGTGCGGGTACCTTGGATGCTTATACCCGTACAGAAACACCAAGGTACCCAGAGGAATGGGAGAAGGCCAAGAAAATAGCCGAGGAACAAGCTGCCGCGGAGAGGGATAAACAGCTGCTTATGCTCAAAGGGAATAAAGTCAGCGAGGATGCAGGCGAGCTTCAAGCTGCCATTGGCGAGCGGTTGAAGACCCTGTACTCGGATATGGAGAAGCGTCTCGAAGCGATGCGGATCAAGGTCCCGCGTGTCAGCGCGGCTTGGGAGAACCTCAAGGACAATGTAAAGGCTTTGGCAGATGCTTTCAAAGGGTCTGGGTGGACTCCTGGGATGGAGGAATTTATCGGTAAGGCCAAGGAACTGGGAGGGGCCTTCGAGAACGCTGGTACGCAGATATGGGATGCTATCAAGGGTGTCAAAACACAGTTCCCAGAGCGGGCCGCTGCACCTCAACCAGCCACGGACGCCGATGCTCGTACAGAAGAGGCCGCTAAGATTGTCGACGACTACGTGCAGAGCCTACGGGGCGAGGTCGACGTGATCAGGCTGTTGGTGGGCGGGTACAAAGCCGAAGCGGAATGGCAGGAGATCGTCAATCAGTTCAAACAGCAAGGGGTCAAGTTAACCGACGCCGAAATTGAAACGATACAGCGGCTCCAAGCCGCGCAGGCCAAAACGCAGGCGGATCAGACGGTCCAGGAACACGTACAGCGCCTCCAGGATGAAGTAGACGTCCTGGGGCTCTTGGCCGCTGGATACAAGTCAGAGGCCAAAGAGCAAGGGATCGTCAACGAGTTCAAGGCGCAAGGAATCGCTCTCACAGGATCGCAGATCCAGATGATAAACAGGCTCCAAGCGGCCCAGGAAAAGGCGCGTGGCGACGAGACGGTCGGGGACTATATCGACACTCTCAGGGATGAAGTGGCGATTCTGAGACTCCTTGCGGCCGGATACGAATCTGAGGCCGAGAAGCAAAGGATCGTCAATCAGTTCAAGCGGCAAGGTATTGTGCTGACGACTGATCAGATCGCCACAATAGAGGACCTCGTTGCGGCACAGAAGCGGTTGGCGAAAGAAGTGGAAACTCAGGCAGCTCCCACTAAGTGGGCGGCCATGTGGGAGGATGCCGCTGGCACGATTAGCGGGGCCATGGAGGACGCCTTTGTCTCGATTACCAAGGATGCCAAGAATGCAAGTGAGGCGATCGAGAACATGGCCGCGGCGATGCAGGAGGCGATTTCACGGTCGGTGTTCCAGCAGTACATGATGCCCGGCATCAACAAGATGATCGGTGGGGTTCTGGGTCAGCCTACTTACGGATCGACGGTTCAGCAAGCTCCTACGGTCCAGCAGGGTTCGTATACAAGTGGCGTCGATCCGGGCGGAGAGATGAGCTATCCATCCAGGGGCGGCCTGGTCAAAGGCTTTGCCTTAGGGGGGTTGGTCAAGGGCGGGGAATCGGGCGGCATTGTGTATGCGTCACGCGGAAAGTTTACGCCACGTGGCACTGATACCGTTCCTGCGATGCTCACACCGGGCGAGGGCGTATTGGACCGGGACACCACAGCTCGGTTGCGCCGGATCCTGGAAGTTCCAGAAGCACCGTCCATGGCAGCCGGCCGGCCCATCAATATCAGCGTCAATGCGATCGACGCGGCGGGAACCTATCAGTTCTTGCAGAAGAACAAGCGGGCACTCGCGTCTATGATGGGAAATGCCACGCAGGCAAACCACCCGTCAACTAGGAGCAAGCGATGAGTCTGACTCTAAAAATGAAAGCCTTGGTCGAAGCGGCGGCTTTTACTGGGTTCGACCAGACGACGCCGGTCAAGAAGGTGCGTACCTGGCGCACTGACGTGGTCTCTTACGATAGCGGAGTCGAGCAGCGGCAGCAGGTCCTCGACCAACCTATTCGCGCGTGGATGGTCAATTGGTCGCTGCTGGATGCGGCCGGCCGCAATCAACTAATGGAGATATTCGATGCCGCCCGCGGCGCGTATGACACTTTCCTGTGGCTTGACGACGATGAATACCTATGCAGTAGCGAGGGTATCGCCACGGACGGCAGCGAGACGGCCTACCAGTTGGTTTGCACATACCATTCCGGTGAAACGTACGAATGGACCGAGACGAAGAAGGACGTCGTTCCTGGTACCATTTACGCACCGGTTGTTACCCATAGCGTGGACGGTGCACAGACGGAGGTCGCGGCGGCACCTGGGGCGAACGAGTTTACTCTGGACGATACCACTGGGATCATGACGTTCGGTGCGGCACCGAGTAGTGGGGTGCTGACCTGTACGTACGAGTACTATTTCCGCGTACGATTCGCTGAGGATGTCTATACCGACCTCCAATTTGCTGCGGGCCCGTTGTACTCGGCTTCCGAACTCCAGATTACGGAGGTGCTGTACTAATGCGGGATGTTAGCCAATCTCTGAGTCTCTCGATCGAAAACGAGACGATTGCGCTCGCCGAACTGTACGACGTCGTGCTCCGCGATGGAACGAAACTGTATTTCACGGGTCACCACGTGGATATCGACTGGAATGGAATTACCTACGCCCACCTTCCGATAACGCGCGATCCAATTCAAACTGGCGTCAACCTGGAAATCGATTCGTGCAAAGTCTATCTGGCAGGTATCTCGGGGGACCTCGTCGAATACGTACATCAGAACAACCTCGACTATTCGAAGGTGACAATCAAACGCATTGTACGCGGTGCCTCTTATGCGAGTGATAATGAGTGGATCGTCTTTTGCGGGTATGCCGACGTAGAATTCAATCGGTCGATCCTCATCCTCGATCTGAAAGTCTGGATAGACTCGCTCAACATAACGGTCCCGCGTTGCGTCTATCAAGAGACGTGTGTCTGGTCGGTGTTTGACGATTTCTGCGGCCTGGATCGGGACGACTATGCGGTTACGGGTGTGGCGACGGGCGGAACGCGGATGATGCTGTCAGATACCGCATGGTCCGCAACGCCTCTGGTAGCTCCCAGGTATGGTGCCGGCGAGATGGTGATTAGGTCCGGTGACAATACAGGCCAGCGTCGCCCGATCGCCTCACATGACGGAAATTCTTTCGGCCTCATCTGGCCCTTGCCTGCCAGCAATAACCCTGGAGATAGTTATACGGTATACCCTGGCTGTGACGGTCGTGCGGTTCTAACGTGTGACTCATGGTATTCAAATGGGGATAATTTTCGTGGCTACGTTTATATTCCCCGCATTGAAGAAGCGATGATGTGAGAGATCTGCAACGACAACTTGTTCGGACGGTGTGGGATTGGAAAGGTGTTCCGTTCTTGCACCGCGGCATGACGCGGCGTGGCTGTGACTGTACGGGTCTGCTGATCGGATGCCTGAAAGAGATGTGCCCAACCGCTCATTATGAGTTGCGTACATATCCCCACGACTGGAACCTACATGCAGGATCAGGGGATTACATTCGAGAGGAATTGATAAAGATTGCATCCCCGTATGACGGACCCATCGAGCCCGGAGACGTCCTTCTATTCCGGTTCGGCAAGTGTATCGCTCATTGTGCCATTGTCGTCGCTGGTAAGATATTCATTCACGCTCACGTTCGGGCCGGTCAGGTGGAAACAGGGTTTCTTAAAACTCCGCAATGGGGAACTCGACTTGCGGGGACATGGCGAATCGATCCTGAGAAAGTCCAGGTGTATCTATGAGTAGTGGCACAGCTCGCGGCTTTGCGATCATGGGTATCGCTACAATGTTTGGTGGCATTGCTGGTGCCTGGGTGGGCGCTGCAGGACTTGCGGGCACGACTATGGGGTCGGTGCTCGTAGGGGCAGCCTACATGGGTGGCTCGTTCCTCGGGCAGATGATATTCCCGAGTCCGAACAACCGGGATATGCCATCGGCCCCTGGTTATCCGATGCAGTCTGTAGACAAGGGTATCGCGGTCCCACTGACGTACGGGACACTTCGCGTAGCAGGAAACCTCGTATGGATGGGTCCGCTCAGTCATTATCACGCCAGTGGCGGTAAGGGCGGGGATGATGGCCCGAAACAATATCGACGCAGCTTCCTAATCAGCATCTGCGAAGGCCCTCGCAGTGTCCTGCGAATGTGGAAAGGGAAGCATGAGATCGATATTGCCGAAGGGACCGATAATAAGACCATAGTCGCCGCTCTTATTACCGCCATTGCCGGAGAAGTGACCGTCTTTCCAGGCGATGGATTTAACGAAGGTCTTGAAACCCTCATCGACGAGGACTACAGCAGTTACAAAAATGATTGTTGCGTTCTGTTCAAGAACTACGACCTCGGTCCAGTAGATATAATCCCTGCGTTCGTCTTTGAGGTCGGGCCGTGGGCTCCAGTAAATTACTACCTGCACAATGGTAGAGGGCTAACGTTCTATGACGAAGATGGGAATCTTGGTGCTGAGAATAGCGGCGGGTCGCTATACGGCCTGGTAGAAAAAGCGCAGCTCGATGTCGCCAAAGATGGCTCTATTCTCTTCATGCGTACCAATGATAGTACCTATTCCAGTGTCTATTATCGTCAATCAGATGGCACGACGGAAGATCTTATGCCGTACGATATTACTACGCATAGCACGTATATAGTCAATGGATGGATTCCTACCGACTATCACGCTCAGTGCGATTGGAACTACGTTGGGGGCTGCTGCTTCAATGTCACCGGTGAGTTTGCGTTTGTTGGCGTAAATGTCAGATGGAGTGCTGATGACGGTTTACTTGAGCGCTTCCGCGTATACAAAATAAATGTAAGGACGAAAGAGATAGCATGGTGCACTGAAACCCCCGACTCGTGGCTCGGTTATCTTGGGCAGGTGATGAAGATTCGTGTCGATAGCTCCGATACCCCTTATGTCGGAGTTGTTGGATATGGCAATATGCTTGAGGTGTTGGGCTATAACATTCATGTCGTAATCACGTATAAGAGCAATGGATTCGTCCTAGATCTGGTTACTATGCTCACAGGCAACTCTATGATGTACGACTTCTGGATTGACGAGGGCTTTGTTATCTATGATCGGGCTTACGGCGAGGTGCATACAGGATTTCTCTTTGCATGTGGAATCACAGAGAGAGTACATGGCCGCGCGGCACACTACGTACGATGGAAGAAGTTGTCCGATCCTGGTCTCTACAGTGACAGCGTGTTTGCCGATGATCGTGGGTGGCTGTATGGCTGGGACACCGGATTCAACTGTGTCCGCACCTACAACAACCTCATCTATGTAAGCGGCACGCGCCAACAAAACGCACCGAATCATATCATTCAAGTCTACAATGGTTGGGGTGAATTGATTGACGGGTTCGACTGTGGCCCAGAGCCGAATCCGCCTGATCCAGATTATCAACCGTCAGGATATGGTCACACGATGGACCAGAACGGTAGAATCCATCTTGTCGTGACAACGAATGGACAGGTCAACGGA